GATAAAGATATAGAGAGTAAAGGGGGTGCAGGGGGAAGCGGAAAATCGAATGTCGGTAACACCCCCAAAGGTACCAGCGCGGACAAGCCGCGCAAAGTCGCAGCCAAACGCGCGGCGTTTGTTGCTCCCTCTCTCCAAGAGGTCAAAAATTATATTTCCGAAAAGGGATATACGGTCGATGCCCAGCGCTTCATCGATTTCTACGAGGCGAAAGGCTGGATGATCGGTAAAAACAAGATGAAAGATTGGCGGGCAGCTGTTCGAACGTGGATGCGCCGACCAGACGAACCCCAAAAACAAACTACCTATGAAATGCGAAAAACAAATTTCCTATAACCGCCCGGCGGCCGATTTGGTGTTGCCGGAATCACCCGAACTCGAAAGAGCCGTTTTGGGCGCATTGATTCTCGAACCGGAGTATTTACCCGACACGGCGGAGATGATCGAAATTTCGGCATTCCAGACCCCGATACACGGCAAAATCTACGGCATGATGCTCTCGATGCTCGCGGAAGGCGTCAAAATCGACCTCTACACGCTTACGCAGCGCTGTAAAACCGTTGAGGGGTTAGGCAACCCGGCGGCCTACCTGGCAAAGCTCACGCAGGCCGTCGGCTCGGGGGTAAATGTCCTCGACCATGCCCGGCAGCTCAAAGACACGGAGACCCGCCGCCGGTTGTGTCTATTCGGCCATGAACTCGCAGTACGGGCGGCCTCCGATCCCTCGGGCGTTTTGGATTGGGCGACAACAGAAATAACCGCCATAGCCGCCGCAACGGTCCACGCCAACGATATTACGCCATTGTCGGATGTCGTGCGGGCCACCCTCGACGACTTGGAACGACGCCAACAGGCCCGACAAGTGGGCGAGTGCATCGGCATTCCTACGGGCTTACAACGGCTCGACGTGCTGACGGGCGGCTGGAGGGGCGGCCAGCTCGTGGTATTGGCTGGCCGTCCAGGGATGGGCAAAAGTGCCGCAATGCTACATTTTGCCCGGACCGCCGCCGTTGCTGGGGTTCCGGTGTGCGTGTTTTCGCTGGAGATGCCCGATACACAGTTGGCCGGGCGAATGTTGGTAGGAGGTTCGGGAGTTAACTCCGGATCGTTCCGAACGGGCGATATAGACGCCGACAGCTGGCGCAGGCTCGAACAAGCCGCCGCGGAACTTTCCGCGCTGCCTGTCTACTTCAGTGATTGTGCTAATATTACGATGGGGACTATACGCTCGCAATGTAAGGCTATGGCCCGCCGGGGGCGGTGCGGGATGGTCATTATCGACTATCTGCAACTGCTCGACACGGCAAGCCGGAACACGAACAGCACCCGCGAGCGGGAGATCGCCGCCGCCAGCCGTTCGGCCAAACTGCTCGCGAAGGAACTCGATGTGCCCGTCATTTTGTTGTCGCAGTTGTCGCGCAAAATAGAGGAACGAACCGATAAAACCCCGATGCTTTCGGACCTCCGGGAATCTGGCGCCATCGAGCAGGACGCCGATATGGTGCTATTTATCGACCGCCCGGCAATGTACGGCCGGGCCGAGATAGACGCGGGGCGATACGGGACCATTCCGGCCGAGGGCGTCGGGCTGCTGCATATCGCCAAGAACCGGGAGGGGGCGACAGGGTGCGTGATTTTCCGGCACAACGAAAGTATTACACGGATTGCGGACTATGAAAGCACGGCGAACCCCTCAACGGACGGCGAACCGTTTTAAGAGTGTTTGCGATTTAAGCGCATGAAAATACCTAAAGAAAAACGAAGGGGTGGCCAGCGGGACGACAGCACGCTGACAGTAGGATTGAATAAGAAAGAACTTGTAGAGTTGCTGGAGCGTACCCGGCGCAGGTGCGAAGAGTACGAACGGAAGCAAGAGGAGCTAATACTTAAACGCTCCGGAATTTTAATTGTTAAATCAAATATTAGAAAAATAACTACATATGACGACCTACGAACTTTATATCAATGATATTTTGTGCGACCTGTCGAGTGACGAAGTCGTAACCCTGCTCTATCAAAGCCCAATATTTTCGAGCCTCGACAGCATCCAGTCGAACCGTTCCTACAATGTTGCGCTGCCGCCTACGCCTACGAATATGCAGGCTATCGGTCAGGCAGCCCGTCCGGATGTGGATGCCGACGCTCCGTATGTGCGCCTCCCGGCGGCATTGTACCAGGACGGGGTGCCACTGTTCACGCAGGGGTTCGCCGTGGTAACGGATATTGCGGATACGATCAATGTAACGCTTACGTGGGGCAACGTGGATAACTTTCAGCCTCTGTTTGATAACGGCCTGCGGGATTTGGGGCCGCAACTGGAAGAACTCGAAGCGGAGCGCATCGACTGGAACGAAAACACGACCATTTTAGAAGGAAATACGACCAATGAATACCCCGGCGTAGCGTTTTGGGGCGTGAATTTCGGAATGGGGTTGTCGAACCCCAAGTATTTGCACCCGTCCGTGCAGGTGAAAACAATTCTTTCGGCTATCGAAAAGTATAACGGGATCACTATCGACGGCAAGGAGCGGCTGGCGTACAGCAAAAACCTCGGACCTATTATTCCGCTTGTATCAAAAAATGGGGATGAAATATTGAATGAGGCAGAAGCATTGCGATTTACGGCTAATAGCACAAATTTTAAGAATCAAATATACGGTGTATTAGGCCGGGGTAATATAATCAAAGACCCGCATGAGATAGCATATGGATCTTGTACTACAAAATTTAATAAAACGGATTTATCAGTACATATTACGATTAAACCGAGTAATGGAACAGGAGCATATGGATATTTTACACATAGGCCGCCAGAATGGGGAGATCCCAAGGAGATGCATATAATGCTTACTGAATTGGATGGTAATTCCGAAATAGTAAAATCCACAATATTAGGTACATCATACAATGTAGAACTGGTTGGCTCTACTGGTGATGGAGTTAATGTATATAGATTCAATTTTGTGCCGCTTGATATAACTTATCCGTTAATAGAAAACACCGAAATTTTACTTCATTATGAAGATCCAGCAGGTGAAATATATATATCAAACCCATATTCAACTCCATTAACAGTAAATATTTGGGCAAATTGGACCGATTGTGCGTTCCCTACAAGATTCCCCGTCGCCCCCAATCTCCCCGACATTTCCCAGGGCGATTTTATCCTCGCCCTGATGTCCATGAACGGTCTGTTCGCCTATGCGGACAAGGACAGCCCTAACACGATCAAGCTGATAAGCATCGATGACATAATCGCCAATGTTCAGAATAACGACATCATCGACTGGAGCGACCGGGTAATACTGAACGATTTTCACCGGGTGGATATGCCCGACGCATCGATTTTCACCATCGATGACCTCGCCCAAAGCAACATCCTCGACTATGATAATGACGACGATGTAAAGACCGACACATACGGCACCATCACGATCCGCAACGAGAATATCGAGAAAGAAACGGAGCTGGTGTCGCTGCCTTTCTCGGCGTCGGAGAATGCAACGACGGACGGGGTAAATTGCGCCGTTGTGCCGATCTATGAGGATAACGGAAAAGGCGGCGCCAATTATTCGGAGTGCTCGCCACGGATATTATCGGGGCGGGGAGCGTTTATGTCGGGCATTGCCCGATGTATTGGCGTATTCGATCCGTGGATGAAGTTCGGCGGCGAGGAAGGCATTGTAAAGACCCGATACGCTTCCTACCAGAAAGTCGTGGACCGTCTGCGGATCATCACCATTCGGGCAAAACTCACGGCTCTCGATCTCTACAACCTCGACTACACGAAGCCGGTGTATATAGCCCAATTCGGGCAGATATTCGCCATATATTCGGTAGAAACAGGCGAAAACGACATCTGCGACTGCCAACTGCTGAAACTGAAAGTGGACGGAGTGGTGGCAGCAACGTATTATCTGCGCTTGGACGGCAAGAATGAAGACAGCCAATGGGTTGCAGAAGCGGACGGCATTAACGGCACAGCGTATGCCATAACATCGAACGGAACGCCCTATATCGTCGATTACGATTCCCGCCTTTATGTCGATCTGTACGAGGAGGACGGCGATCTGTATCTGTCTATCTACGCCCCCGAAAACGCCGGAACAGAGGAAATTAATTACAACCCTGTCATTCTGGGAATTCAGGAGAACGACGCCGTGCGCCGGCAGGTGGCAGTATCCCAGAAAGCAAAGTCGGCCTAATTTATTAACCATTAATCTATATGAAGAATGAAATAAAGCGTACGGGAACAGCCCGCAAAGTGGGCCGCCCTCGTGCATATACCCCCGAAGCCCTTGAAGCCAAGTTTGAGGAATACGTCGAATGGGTGAAAGCGAATCCGGTTTACATCAACAAGGTTTCAGCAGGGGAAATAATTCCCGTTCCAACACAGCGTCCCCTGACATTGGTGGGATTCTGCCAATTTGCGAAGATCAGCAGGCAAAATTTCTATGAATATGAGTCAAGGGAGGAATTTTCTGACATCCTTACGTGCGTGCGCGAGGCTATCGAGGCGGACCAGCTGGAGGGCGCATTATGTGGACAGTACGATTCGGGAATCGTTGCCCGGGTTCTGCATCTTGCCGACCGTCAGGATGTGACCACCAACGGCAAGGAGATAACGACCGCAACGCAGCCTATTTCCGTGGTCCTCGACCCCGAAGCGGCCAAGATCATCCAGTCCATCGGCAGGCGGACAGTAAAGGAATGACGGGGCACGCTGCGTGTGATGATGCACGCCACCGAATAACGACGAAATGACGAGAGCCGGGA